TAGAGGTATGTTATTACTTCCTACAAACTCATTAGCCATGCCTGTAATTGTATTATATAATATTTGTTCTCCATGATGATATGCTGTGTCAAATGCTACAAGACCAGCAACTTGTGCTACTTTCATGGGTTTACCTGAATATCGTAAATTCTTATGTTTAAGACAAGTGTATAAAACTTTTCTATTGCCTTCTTTGAAACCATCCATAATGTTAGGGATGCTTCTAGCACAATTACTAATGCTGTATTTAATAAGTTCAGTGTCGATAAAATCAGAGATACTTATATCTCTAGTTTCTTCTTTATTTCCGTCCCATTTAAGAACAGTTTTGTCTGGGTTGAAAGTCATAAGCCATTCTTTTCTAGAATCTGAATATTTTTTATGAAAAGCCTTATTCATGCTTTCAAAACTTTTTTCATCATCTACAAAGTTAACGATCTTCTTTGCGAAAGTTTCAGCGACTTCGTGTTGGTCTGAAGTACCTAATCCCTTGTAATATTTCTTATCGAATTTTTTACCACCAAGAGTCTCGACATACTTAAAATATTCCTGTTCATCGTAGAATATTTTATCAGGTTTCCCATAAACTCTAACAATTGGTGTCTGCATTGATGTTAAGAAAGGTGTTTCACGTTTAAATAGAGTTGGAAATAGAGCGTGAAACATATTCTGAACTAGACCTGAAATGTGAATTCCATCGACATCACTGTCTGTAATAAGTAGTATTCTTCCGTATCTTAATTTCTGAAAGTTCTCTTCAAGTGTATAATCAACATCGTACTGAACACCAACTGCTTTAATAATATCTGTAATAACTTTATTTTTAGCAATGACAGAAGGTGCTGCATTTCTACAATTTAAGACTTTTCCACGAAGTGCCATGATACCAAACCAGTCTCTACCTTTCTTTCCAAAAGCACCTTCTTGGATACCTTCAGAAGCATAAGTTTTTGCTGATAACCCTTCGACTAGGATTAGACTACATTCGCGTCCTTTAGTTCCACCTTCATTATTAGCAGGGTCAAGACCTTCAACATATTCATATCCTCGTTTTTTCCTTTCTGTTTTCTTAAGTACGGACATTTCTCTGAAACGAATAACGTCTTCGAGGCGCTCCATAACAGCCCATTTAGAAATTGCTGAGATGTGTGTTTTCTTGACTTCTGCTGTTACAACTGGACCTTCAAGTCTAAGTTTAGACTGAGAATCAAATTCGGGTTTCTTTACAGTAGCAACGACAAAAATTCTGAAGAATTTCTTAACATCTGCTATATTAAGTTGAGGTTTTCCTTTCTTGTTTAACTTATCAATTAAGGGGCGAAAGATCGCTTCACACCAAGAGTCTACATGAGTACCTCCAAGACTTGTACAGATTCCGTTGGCAAATGAGATAGCCTGAAAATCTGAAGAAGGTGTAAGTACAACGTCACAATCAGTTGTTTTGATTTGAAGAGTTTCTATAGTTTCAGATTGGGAATATAATTTAGAGTAGTCAAAGAGATTTTTAACAGGTATTTCTTCACCGTTAAAAGTTACATCTAGTTTAGTAATCATGGCAGTATCAACAATGTAGCGTTTGTAGAGAGATATGATATCATCAGTGTATGATTCTAATTCAAATCTAGAAAAATCTGGAATATAAGTGACTTTAGTGTAGCCTTTTTTCTCTTTTGTGGAAGAGACAATTGGTTCAGATACATTTTTCATGTTACCAGTCCAAGTTTGGCGAAATATTTTCTTATTTATTGGGTCGATGCCTTCAACTGTAAAAGTCTTAGAGAATATACATACGGCCTTGGCACCTAATCCATTTTTACCAGAAATATCGAGTCTGTCTTCTTGGTCATTGTAATTTGAGCCTGTTAGGAGTTGTCCGAAAATCATGGTGTGATTATAGCATTTTTCTTCTGAATTAATTTCGATTGGGATAATGTCACCATCGTTCCAGATAGATGTTTCTCCAGTGTCTTTGTCAATATTGATAGATATCTTTGACATTTTAACGCCGTTTTCGCGACTTCTAGCGAGGTTATCAATTGCGTTTGATAGAGGTTCGATAAAAATTCTGAGGATAGCAGGAGATACTTTTATACTTTTCTTTGAAATATTAAACTTGTCATCAGTCACAACAAATTCATCTACTACTCTTGGTCGAGTAGAGCCTACGTACATATCCGGACGTAATAGGATATGGTCGATAGGATTCATTTTGACATATTGTTTATTTGCTTTTGGTGGCATGTTTGTTTTTAAGGTGTAAACAAGTTTTTAATTTCATTTTAAAATGTACCGTACATTTTAAAATGTGGTGTACATTTTAAAATGTAGAAAACATTTCAGAATGATAATAGGGCTGTGTAAAAAAGTGTGTCTGATACTTTAGAGACAATTATGTTGATTGGTGTTTTTGGTATTTTTTCACCTTGTATTTTATATTCTGTAATATTGTCTGGACTTGCGTAAAAATGTAAATAATTTTCATAAGAGCCTTTAACAGGTTTATTTGTTATAGTTGTATTATATCCTTGTTTTTGCCATGTAAGTGATACAGCAACTGCCTTATCAAGAGTTTGTGTATTTTGTGCTAGAAAAACAACCCCATTGTTAATTAACATATTACTGAAAAAGTATGGTATACTTTTAGAAGGCATGACTGTATTATACATTAAGTATTTAAATTTACTCTCTTGGATCCATTTATCTACAGCATCATCACCTTGAATAATTACTTGTCTGGGAAAAGGTGTAAAGTCTGTAATGTCAACGTAGTAATTTAATATAACTTTTTGGTTGTGATAGTTAAGTAGTGTTTTATAATTTCTGGTAATATATAATTTTAAGACATAGAGAAGTCTCTTTAGCATTTCTTCAGAAGAGATTATTAATTTCCCGCCAGACATTAATTTACTTGTAGTTGAAAATGTTTTAGGGACGATTTCATATTTATAATCTGGAATGATTGTGATACTTTGTTTTGTAAAATCTTGAATATTATTATCTTTAATTTGTATTACATCGTTGTCTCTAATGTATATTGAGAATAACCACAGCATGTATTCTGTAATGTAACGAACTAGTTTTTTATTTGTATTATAGACTTCAAGCGCTGAAATTGTATTTTCAGGAAAGTGTAAATCAACTGTAGTTAGATCTATGTCTCTAAATGGTCTATTATCTAATACAGGAACAGTAATTAATACATTACCAATATATCCATTAATTTCTTTGAGGACACCATCAACAACTGTCTGAGACTGTATTTCTCCGTTTAGAGAACTGAATAATTTAATAGCGGTATCTAGTTTTAATTTAAACAGAATAGAGTTATTTTCCTCTCTAATTTGTAATTGTGGGATTGGGCTTGTAAGTAGAGAAACTTGGGATCCGTTATAGTTTATGTCAATTCTTCTTGTTTTTCCGTAAGTATCGATAGTTTGGGAGAGTAGTTTTACAGAATCTGATTCTAGTGTGAATTCTATATCTGTAAGTTTTTTGTCTAAGGTATAAGATCCGTTTAGGATATTTAGAAATTTATTAAGGTTAGTTATAAGTTTAGAACTTGAGTTATAAAAATATTGAGTATCTTTTCTATCTTCTTCTTTCCATTTAATGATTAATTCACATTGTGGATGTTTAGCACTATCAGATTCACTTCCTAGATGCTCATAAATAAAGACACATGGAGCATCTGGCCTACTGTATTTATAATAACCATCGACGTATCTTGGTAATGTTGGACGAGTTTCTTCACCTATATTCTTGAATAAATATATATTACAGTTAAAAAACCCTTCTAAAAGTTGTAAGTAATATTTAGGGTCAAAGTAAGTTTCGGGACTAATTTTTCTGGAGATATCTAGGGGAGATGAGTCGTATAGTGACTGTCTTGCCATTACGCAGATTTCGGGTGATGATAACTCTACTAGAGTATCTAATATTCTTTGTTCGAGTTCTTTACTTTCATAATCAAGAATATTAGTCTGTTGATATAAACCGTACATTACACTTTTAAGGAAACTGTATTTGCCTTGTTCGTTGTTATCAGAAACTCCAAGTCTCACGTATTTATAAATATTTTCATCAGAGGGGTTGAGTAGTTTTAAAAAATTTGTTAAGTCCTGAGGTAGAAGTCCAAACTGGTTTGTTTTTACAAATTTATTAGTGATTATAAAATCTTGTTGTTTCTTTTCTTTATCGTCGGTTTGTTCATTTAGGAAATATTTATTGTATGCTCTTCCTTTTTTATCTTTTTGTTCATCTCTAAAACAGCAAGGTGTGAAAGGGTAATCATCTTTATTTTTAAGTTTGTTAACTTGTACACCGGGGTATGGGAAATCTGGATTTCTACAAACGTAGTATTGTTGATTTTTACCGTCGCTAGGGTAATGAGGTGCATCTTCTTGCTCATTTCTTGGGAAGAGCATAACTTTCTGGTATTCATATTTTTTTGCTTCTTCTTCAGATATTATTTCAGGGATGTTTGGGCATTGTCTGCTATACTTACTGATAAAGATATCTGGAGCGATCAGTTTATTATCATTTTCTCGGTCTGGTTTAAAAACTGCTTGTACTTCTCCAAAATCTGGAATGAATTGTTTGTAGAATTCTACAATCTCTGTATATTTCTGGTTATATATTACTAGTAATTTTGAAAATATTTCTAT